TGCCCCCCGCCGCGCCCAGTCCCGGTTCCACTGGTGCTGGTGCTGGTGCTGGTGCTGGTGCATCAGCCTCAAGACCCAAAAAGCTCCTTAATGTATCTGGTAAAAACCCCAATAAATCAAAACCAGTCAGTTTCTCAATTAAGAAAAATAAGCCTTCTATTAAAGCCGTAAAGGGATTGTTATTGGTTATAAACTTCCAAAGCCATGAGATAGCCCCACTAACCTTCTCCTTTATAAAATCCCAATTTTTTACTATCAGAAACCCAATCGCAATCACCGCAGCAATGGCTGCAATTATTAACCCGATTGGGCCCGTGACAAAGGCCCAGGCGATAGCCGCTGCTGTTCCAAGTGCCGTAAAAATAGGAACGAGCGCCCCCAACCCCAATGCCATAAAGCCCAAAGACACGAGCAGGGGACCGAGTGCGCCAAGCATAAGGCCAAGAATAATAATGAATTTAGCGAGTCTCGGATTGTTTTCTGAGAATTTGACAAACGCCTCGCCCATGCTCGCTATAACATCAGTGAACTTCTGAAGTGTTCCAGTTAAATCAAGAGTTTTGTTTAGCTGAGTGCCGACTGCGCCTAATGACAGGTTTACATTATCTTTGAAAGTAGAGAACACCCCGGTCAGTGTTTTACTCTGGTTAATCATCGCGTCATGCGCGAAGCCACCTTTGACGCTCATGCTCTGCAAAGCCTTGACCATGTCTTCGAAAGAGATTTTGCCATTGCTAACCATGTCTTTTATGGCACTTTCAGACTTGCCAAACTGCTTCATGAGAACTTTAGTTACGGGTACGGCTCTCCTCGCAAGCATCTCGAAAGTCTCGCCCGTTAGCTTGCCCTGAAATTTAATCTTTCCAAATATGCCTGCCATGTCTCCGAGATCAGCCCCGGATGCAGAAGCTATGTCCCCGAGGTTAGTCAGGATGCTCTTTACTTGATCCGCTTCGACACCAAAACCGATCAGCGCCTTGGCCGACCCCACGACGCCCTGAAGTTGGAAGGGTGTTTTGGCTGTGAAGGTGGTCAGCTCCTTCATGAACTTGTTAGCGGCACTGGTGGAGCCCAGTATAGATCGAAACCCTACTTCCATGGTTTCCAAGTTTGCCGCTGCTACTAATGCAGCCCCTCCGAAAAGAGCCATTGGCCCAGTAACACGAGCGGTCATGCTGCCGCCCATGTCACGCATTCTGGTGCCAACCCTGCCCATGGTTCGGCCTAGATCCTGAAACCGATCTCTCAAGCGCCTGACACTGTTAGCAATCTGGTTGGCAGAAGGCGTAAATGAGTTTACTGCTTGGATTACATAGCTAATTGTAAAAGCCATTAACGACCTCTTTTAGTTGCCTTCTGCCTTTCTCTATTAATCCGAATTGCCTGCTCTTGCATTCTCAGCAACTCAGGTACCGGCATTTCCTGAGTATCCGCGTATGTAACTCCCCCCTCAAAGAAGGCTAATAGATTAGCCTCGATGTCTTCTACTTGTTTGCAAAAGTCCCCATTACCGAGGACATGGTAAAATTTGCAACATAACTCGCGAATAGGCCCTCCATATCAGAAGGCTCAATTTTAGCCATCTGAATACTGTTTATGGTGGTTCCATTAACCTCAACAGATCCTAACAGCGCCAACTTCTCAAACTCAGCAAAGCAAGCATCGATATCCACATCACTTGCCAACAAGATGGCCATCACTGTCTTCTGGTCAAACTCTGATTCCCCGGCTTCCTCGCTAGCCTCGCTGGTATCAGATGCCAGATCTTTCAGTAAGTTTTGAGACCCTACCAACGCTTGAGTTATATACTGCTGAAGTCGGTACGTTTTCCGCAGTAGTTTTTTACTCGGGGCTACCAGGTCTAATACCTGTACATCCTCCATTACACCTTTTACCGCCACCTGTATAGGGGACGCCAAGATGTGCGCTACTCTACTCTCCATGGTTTGTTCCTCGGTCGCTTGTCATGGATTAAACTGCGCGTCTAGTTGTAAACTCGACTTCTAATTCGCCATCTACTCCGAGAGATACTTCAGGGTCATTAGTAATTATTGCGCCTGCAAATGTCCTTGTGAAACCTCCCTTGTCTGTCACTTCGATAGCATTGGTATTCCCATTGGTCTGCCACTGGCGCACCAGGTCAACGTTATCGGAAGTCGAGTAGACCATGAATTTACAAGTAGATAGCTGGCTCTCTATATCCTCGGAGACTATTTGACTAGTAGCACCTCCCCCAGAGCTGGCAATACGTACTTTTCGTTCTCCGAAACCTTCTGTATAGGTAAAGGAGTTCGGTTTTATAGCGACTGACACATTGTTAACAACAACTGTCGGTGCAAATAATGTAGCCATATGACTAACCCTCCGTACTGAATGCTATTTGTAGCGTCGCTATGAACTCACGGAATTGTGTAACCAAAGGCACCTTCATCTCTACGGTGACTTTCCCGTCAGCCAAATCAAGTGTTATGGCCAAGTTGTCATTGAAAAAGCTCCGTGCTGTCTCTCCCGCTTGGGTCAGGACAAAGTCGGGTCCGGAAAGATCGTCGTACAAGCCATTCAAAAACGCCTTTACTACAGACTCATTCGCCATGGAGCGCCCTTCAATCAAGTCCCCTTCAGTCAAACGAGACTGGGCAAAACGTGCTTTGACATTATTGAACATGTACTCACGTACATTAGAGGCTGTATCGACAAAGTTGGCAAACTTGAAGCTGATGTCCGGGTTACCCGCAGCATCTGTTTTGTAAGTCGTAACGACCTCGCCTGAGATTGTCTGATTGCCGGCCTTGTTGTTACCGATGGTCGACACACCTGCTGTTAGCAGAGCCTCGATCTCGGAACGGTCGAACCCTTTGCCAGTCGGTATGAGTGGCAAGGTAGGGAAAGGTGTGTTGAAATACGGCAAGCTGGCCAGTGCAGCACCACCAAAGCTGTCTCTGGCACCTGCAGTGGAAATAACAAACCGACTGATGTTGGCATCGTCGGTCAACCGTAAAGACCGCACCGCTGCCAATTGGGAAGATATGACGTAGTCCAGCTCTAACAGTGACAGCCCTTTAAACAGTGCATCATCTAGAACCCGCACACCCATGATGACAACGCTTTGACTGTTGTTGGCGTTCCCGAGGGTTTCCAGTGTAGAGAAAGTATCCCCTGATGTGGTGATACCGATACCGTCCTGAACGTCATCAGTGACGTTGAAACGTGGGTCCAAGAAGGCTTTCAATTCTGCTATGTCAGCATTGTATGGCCACACAACCGTTTGGTACCGCTGCTCTCCAACTACATCGAACACGCTCGTTAGTGTCGGATCCGCTGCACCACCTGTAAAACCGGTTATGGTGAACGTTACCCCCGCTGCCGCGCCCTCTGCTTTCAGGGAAATGTTATTACCTACTGTGCCCCCATTAAGCGCGGTGAGAGTTACTGTGCCCGCTACATTGGCTGCCGATACAGGAATGTCAGCGTCAGCCCCTACAGCTACTACTAACGCATCACCAACATCTGTGATGGTGTCACCCACTGCGACCACTACTTCAAGCGCGTGGTTGGTTGCAGATCCAACCGTAACTGTGATCGTGCCCGCTGCCGTTGCCGGTCCACCAGCAAACACCACTGTCGCAGTTGCGTCTGTCGCGCCACCATCATCATCCAGGCCAATGGCGTCTACACGCGTTACCTCGTTGATGCTTTTGAAAGTCCTGACCATGCCTGCGACCATGGACCCGGCACCGAACAAAGCGTCTTCTTCGTTAGCGTTGCCGATCTGTTCCTGAAGGTCGCCTGAAGTGGCTGTGCCTGAAAGCTGCTGACCAACAATAAGCACCTTTTGTGCTGTATTGCTCACCTTCTGCTGAGCAGGGATAATGTTAATAGTTACATCAGGCTGCGATATAATTGAGTTACCGGCCATAGTTATTCCTCTCTAACTTCTTCACGAGGGTCGTTGTCTTCAACAACCTGAATACAATTATCTAGTTTAGCGTCAATCAGTCGCCTTCTCCAAAAACGATCAGTCGGCACTCCGTTTCGGAACTTCAGTTTTACCACCTGCCCCGCTTTGAAAGTTAGCAGGTCCACGTTCATTCGGACTTTCTTGATTTCACTATCCATTATAGAGGCTCATCGTCCAGGTTAACGGTCACATCAGTTAATATCTCTTCAAAATCGTTCAACGTAGTCAGCTGGATGTCTCTGAACGCCACATTCTCTCGTGACAAGAATATATCATCCGTAACCATATCTTTCACTGTCTGAAAAGTGAACCGGTGTATGTAGTATGACCCTGCATAGTCAAAGAAGCCATCCCCATTCGGTGTCACAATGAAACGCCTTTCACATGCCAAGTTACTTGGCAGGACCATGCCTACTACAGAAGCGTAGATATCTGTAGCGATGTCATCCATCAAGTCTCTTTCTTCCCGCCCTGCTATAGAGCCTGTGGAAGGTACGA